CAGACTTATACATCCATTGTGGTGAACCTATTGCCATATTATGCGAAAGCCAGTTGTGGAGTTCCTAGTAAAATTCTTCCTGAAGCAACTACGACATAAGGAACTATGTCGGTTGCTGAAGCTGTAGAGGTTAGTGTCAGTCCAGCACCACCAGCAGTTTCATAGTCTGTGCCTAGTGCTACTGTACGACCACCTGTGCCATCTTGTATAAATGTAATGAAGCCAGACTGTCCTACTTGCTCAGTAGATGGATTAGCTAGAGTTGTGTTTCCTGTTAGTGTGAGTACAAAGTTTTGATTAGCAGCAAAGTCTAGTGTGACTGAACCTGTGTTAGATGTGTCTGTGTTTGTTGTGGCTACTGCTGTTCCTGTTACTGAAATACCAGTAGCAGTTGTTGCTATTTTTGCTGAGTTGTCGTGATATAGAACTACTGCACCATTGTCATTAAATATAGCAAAAGTTTCATTAGCACCAGCATCTTGCATATTAATTAAACCATCAGAAAGAATTTCTAAATTTCCTGTTAGATTTTTTATTTGACTGTTACTTCCATTGTGAGTAAGAATCAAATCATTTCCAGCGCCAAGTTGAATTAAAGTATTATCTGCTGTAGTTACATTGCCTGAAATACTAGCGTGTGCCATAGCTAAAGTACCAGTCATAGTACCACCAGCTTTTGGCAGAGCAGCATCAGCAGTTGTTCCTTGAGCAGCAGTAGCATAGTTACTACTGTCAAACGCTTTAACTTGAGCAAGGTTTGTAACTTCAGAGTCCATCAAAGCACCAGCAGCAGCTACATTAGTAGCATCAGTTACATCAGCACTTGCTTCAATAGCATTTAACTTACTATGGTCGGCATCTGTAAATACATTAGAGTCTGTAGCAGCTTCTACTGCTGCTCTAATTTCTGCATCTGTTTGGTCTGCTGTAGCACTTGCTTCTATTCCATCAAGTTTACTATGGTCTGCGTCTGTAAAAGCATTTGTGTCTGAATTAGCTTCATAAGCAGTTTTAATTTCAGCATTGCTTTGGTCTGCTGTAGCGTTAGCTTCAATACCATCTAGTTTAGTATTGTCAGCAGAAGTAAAATTAATTTCAGTAAGTCCACCATCACCTACAGAATAAGTAGTATTTGTATCTGGTAAGTTAGCAATAGTAATCTTTTTAGAAGTGCCACCGTCATTAATTAATAGTTCTTCACTACCAGAGGGTGAAGTTTTAGCTGCTAATTGTGATACTTTAGTTGTTGCCATAGTTACTCCGTAATAATGTAGTTAGGTGATGCTGCTTGTGAGGATTCAATAACAAGATAACCACCTTGTTCTAGTTCTATTTCTTGAGCAGGAGATTCATTAACATCAAACTCTCTTTCCCATTGCCTCCTATTAAGGTACATCCCAATAGTTTTTTTCTTTTTCCAATTTCTTTGTGTAGCCATTAAAGTCTAAACCTAAGTTTTCTTCTACCAATCTTTTGTCTTGATGCTAAATCTTTTAATTCGTCTTTAATTTGTTCTATTAATGGCGAATATTTAATAACAACTTTGTCATTTTTTGCTTTATTGATTTTACTAGATGGCGTACCCATATACGAGCCACCTTTAATTCCAGAATGAGATTCGCTCGGAGTTTTTGTAGTTGTGTGTTTATATTCATAAGTTGTTGTTTCTTTTTTACCTTGTTCATTATTAGATTTAAGATTAGATGTACCATATGTAGGTGCTTTACCTTCTGATTGTACACTTTCTAACTCTTCATCTTCATCCATAAGACCATCTAGCATATTCATAAGTGAATCAATTTCAGTTTCTTCTTGTGGCTCATCAGCAAATTTTAAAGCGTTCATTAACATAAACTCTTCTCTTGATGGACAATCTTCATCTTCTTCATCATGTATTTGGTCATAGCTTTCATCTAACATCCTTGACCAGATTTCTCTAATCTTAGCTTTAAACCTTTCTAGTTCTAATGTATTAGATGTATCGTTAAATATGTCCATTAAACTTATCCTTGCTTAGTCGTTTTTTTTCTCTCATAGCAAATCTAGTCATTTCGTAACCATAACTAGGTCTGACATCATTGATTGAGTATATTCTATGTGCAGGTTTACCACACTTAGGACACTCTATTCCCATTTTCATTTCATCATAGGAACGCAATTCTTCACTTACATGATTTTGTTCACACTTAAAATCGTAAAAAGGCATCATTACTCCTAATTAATTCAGAATAACCCCCTCGTTAGAAGGGGTTACAACTTAATTAACTATTAAGCTCCTGGTACTACAAACGCAACACCCGCATCGTTACGAAGTTCTGCAACTCCATAAATAGTATCAGAAGTGAACAAGTCACCAAGATACTCTTGCTTGTACTGTGTCTGTGAACGGACACCAACTTGCTCAGCAAGTACTAAAGCATCTTTGTGCATTAGTACACCTGCTCTGTCAGTACCCGCAGGAGTTGGGCAGTTAGATGAGATAAAGATATCTACACCATAAATCTGTCCAATCTTGCCAGTCTTGATAGCATCACCAGAACCAATGAACTGCTGCTCTGTAAATCTATTGATTCCAAGCATGTCATTAGCACAGATTGGTGGAACTACCATTACACGATTGTCCATTGGAACATCTGCATCATCAAGAGTCAAAAGCATTCTACGAATACCTGCATCTGTGATGTCAGAAGCATTTGTTGAGTTACCTGTGTAAGCAGTAGAACCATTACCACCGATAACAGCATTTTCATATGCTGATGCACCAGTACCACCTACTGTACCACCTTGTAAACCCTCTATAAGAGCAAACAAATCAGTATCTACTTGCTTAGCAAGAGCGTAACCTGCATCATCTGTGTAGAATTTTCTCATTGAAGCTAGTGCTTGTACTTCTGCAATATCTTCAATCAACTTAGAATATTCATAATGCTTATCAATGCTTACTGTTACTTTCGTGTTAGTAGCTGCTGATAGTGTTACTTGTGTGTTTGCTGCTTTTGCACTTGCACTACCTCTAGCGGGTACTGGTATATATATAGTATCCCCCTTTTTACCTTTGTGAGATAGTTTAGTTACTAAATTAGCAACCACTAAATTTGACTTATACGCACCAATAACTTCATCGCTCCATAGTTCGGGGATAAAGTTATTAGCTACGGAAGTCGTTACTTGGTTTGAACCTAAAGCCATTTTACTTCTCCATTAAATGATTATTTAACCCTACCTTCTGCATACGCTTCCTGTATTTCATCAGAAAGTGAAGCATAACGATTTGGGTCTGTAATTTGCAAGTTGATTAAATCAGACCTGCGGTACATTTTTTTACCACCGACAGATTGTGTAGAACGAGTTTCAGATACAGTTTGTCGTAATGCTTTATCAACTTTAGCCTTTTCTTTCTTTTTAACTTCTTGTGTTTTTTGTACCATATTTATCTTATCGTACATATCAAAAAGTTCAATAGCAAAGTCTGGTCTATATTCTGTGTCAGCTTTACGGAAAATATCTTTTCTTATTTCACTTGCACCAACCCAGTCTTGAAATCCTTTGTCTGCGACTCTAGTTTCCCAGTCTGGATATGCTTTCTCAAGAACATTCAATTTTTGTTGTTGTTCTTGTTCAGCAATTTGCTGCCTAGCTTTTAATACATCTGGATGATTTTCAATTGCTTGATTGACAGCCTTTTTAGGGTCGTCATAAAATACATCTTCAAAGCTAGTTTCCTCTTCTTGTGGCATTTCAGTAGTTTGTGCTTTGTTTTGCGCCTCTAATAAACTTTGAATTAATTTCCGTTGTTCTCCAACTTCTGAACCCTGTTTACCTAATGCCTGTTCGACATTTTGGTGCATTTCAATTACTTCCGCAAGAGTTTTTCCTTGATATTTAGCAGGTATTTCTGCTTCTGTGGTTTCTTCAACTACATTACCTTCTGGTTCTGCTGTTGCTTCTACCTCAACCGCTTCTTCTACTACTGCTTCTTGTACAGGTTCTCCTGTTTCTGGTGTGCCTTCTACTACTATACTCATTTTTTCTCCGCCCACTATGGGTTATGAAGTTTAACTATGTTGGATTTCCATCTTGGAGTTCTTCCAACGCTATTGTAGTTGCAGTATCTAAACTTAGTATAAAGTTTATAATACGCAACTGACCCTTGATAATCCAAAGGTCTTGCTCAGAATTAATATTATTAAGATTAGTAATATTAGATTCTAAATTTTTTAAATCAGCAACTAAATCGTGCCAACCTTCTACTTCCATCATAGACATCCTGTCTATTAGGAATTGTTCATCTGTTTTAGCCATGTATTTACTGTGGTCTAGTATTAATAACTGACTTTGTTCCTTCTGCTCTAGCTTTAGCTAGGTTTAATATCGTTTCACTTTTTAAATGCTCTACTTCTGGTTGATTTCTTGCTGTTTCAGACTGTTGTCTTTGTACATCTGCACTCATTTTAGCAATTTGCACTTGTTCTTTAGCCATATCCATTTCAGTTGGCTGCAATGCACCTGCTTGTGCTTGATGTAAAATAGCTTTGGCTCTTTCTTCTTCTGCTTCTGCTGATGTTTTTTGTATTTCAGCTTGTGCTTGTTGTATTTGTAACTGTGTTGCCATATCTTGCATTTGTTGCATTTGTGGGTCTGTTTGTAGCCCTTGTTGTAATGCAAATACAATTTGGTCGCGGTTATGAATACTAGAATTTTGGAACAAAGCTAATAATATTACATTAAATGCAGGTGAATCAGCAGGAATTGACTGCATCATTTGTACCATTTGTTGCATTTCTAATTCTTTAGCCATAATACCCATAGTAGAGTAAGGCACAAATTTAAAATCAGTTACAGGGTATCTGTCTACATCAAATTGTATCTTACGATACATAGCTTTATGTATCATAGGTATTAAAAATGTATTTTGAAAGTTCATTAAAGTGCGTTTTTGACGCTTAATAGAGGCTGACTGCATCATTGACATACCACTTGCAGTTTCTTGACCACCTGCTGCCATATCAGCACTACCAGTACCCATTTGAATCATGTTTTGTAGACTAGCTACTTGATTAAATGTACTAGCATCCATTGCACCCATGTCTAATGGCATAATTGCATCTCTAGGATTACCATTAGTAAGTACAGTTTTACCTGCTCGTACCTCAAATTTACTTCCACGAGGTAGTCTGGTTGCGTCAGCAGCCATCATCATAGTATTTCTTAGTGCCATTGAGTCTATTCTGGCTCTCATTTCAGCATCAAGGGCTTTTTGTGCGTTATATCCCTTTTCCACAACACCTCTACCCCAGAATTTATTTGGAATAATGTCATGTTGGTAAGAAACAAAAGGTCTGTCTTTCATCATAAAAGCATTTTCTTCTACACGCAAGATATATTCATCATTACATATAGTTACTACTGCTTCTACTAATTCATCTGATTTAGTATATTCAAAATCATCTTTATCGGCTTTTGCCTTTAGAAATCTTTTAGGTACAAGCCCCCAGTATTCTGTAATTTTTACCGAATCTGACTCATCTGCTTGTTTAACTTCGCCATCAAACCCTAGTTTAGCTGTATCATAATCACCATCAAGAGGTACATCACGATAAATTCCTGACTGTATACCCTGAACAACATGGTATCTAGGTTTAATAACTTCGTGGGCGACACCTAAAGCCTCATCAATAGAGTTAGCAGCAGGGTCAATAAGAAATTCATGAGGTGATATAGGTTCTACTTTAACATCAATTGACGCGTATTCAGTAATTCCTCTCATACCAGACATTGAACCTTCAACTGGTTGTTCTGTTGGTGCTCTTTCTACTGTTTGATTAACAACAATTTTTGCAACACCTGTACCATAAATAGCACCATTAAGAAAAACCTCTGCAATTGCATCTTTACAACCTGTTTTTTCTAAATCTTCTTGTAATAAGTTTCTGATATACTCTGCTTCTGAGTTGTCATTATCAAGCATATCATCTTCTATATCAAACCATTTTCCCCTGCCAAAAGTTGCCTCTTCTAATTCAGCAACAGATGACTCTACTGCTTGTTGTGTAGCAGGTGCAATAATTCTTGAGCGTTCCGCAGTTCTTGTTCTGTCAGAAGAATCCCAAATACCACGCCAAATACGATAATATTCATCCCACTTTGCAGTATAGTTCATATCTCGATGATTACGATAACCATCAAGTCGATACATTAACCAACTAGCAAGGGCTTGGTATTGTTGCTCTTTCTTGTCAAGCATAAAAGTTTATTCCTAAGAAATTGTTGCGATTATAACACAAAACGCACTTTTAGTGTACGCTGTCACTTAAATCTTCTATTTCAATAACACCATCCATAATCATTTTACATATAGACAAATCTACTTTTTGGTCATCAGGCATTAAAGTTGGGTCTATGTCATTCGCAAAATTTGCAATAATAGATAATGCTGCTACATACCTCATAGGTAAATTAGATAAATCAGCACTAAACTCTAAAACATCTTCATAATCTTTTTCATTTAAATCTTCAATATCCTGCAATATCATCTACTGGACTCCATTCTTCCTCGAGTTCTATTGAATGTGCAAAATCTGCCACGCTCACTTGGTCAATATACGCTAACGAATCGAGTAAATCGTCATGTGCCATCTTATTTGGAAAGTCTAACATTTGGTTTTTAAAGGCTTTCCAGTCTTTATCTGGATTAAATGTTATCTGACCATGTTCCATTCTACCTTGTAGCGACCATGTTATTCTATCTATTTTCTTTTTACCACCATGACGCAACTCTATTAACGACAGCCACTTGTTTTCTGTCCTCATTTCATCTTCCAAGTAAGGTAAGATAGCATTACGCAATGCTCCAGTTTCTATCCCTACAGAGTTAGACTCAACTTTAATCGCAGCACCAAGAATTTTTTTTGCAGTTTCTTTAATATTCCATCTACCATGTATAATGTCTTTGACCCACCACTTATCTCTGTCGATTTTTACTACAGCAATAGAGGTTTCGTCTAGTCGAGAGCGTTTTAGATTGCGTTCTTTTTCACTATCCTCGTAACCTGCGGGGTCAACTGCTATACAATATGTACCCTCGTCTGGTTCTTCATCTTCTTTAAACCATTCTTCTTTAAATATACCACCACTAAAAGTTTCAAATGACGCTTCAAACTCTTGTCGAAACGACATAGACGACATAGACTTACTAGCAGCCTCTATTTCTTCTTGCGGTAAAAAAGGATTATCTATAGAAGTAAATTGAAACGCATCCCAATTATTTTTATCTTCCATTGCGTCTTGATACAAATCGAAGAAATGATTTTTACCTGCGGGCGTACCTATAAATAACGCTCTACCTTTTACATCTGCAAGTGTTGGTCTAATAATTTGTTCCCACACAATAGGTTTCATAGACGCATATTCATCTAACACGACATATGATAATCCCACGCCCCTCAAAGTTTCTGGTCTGTCAGAACCTTTTAAATAGATTTTCCTACCATTTATCAAAGTAAGAACAGCAGTGTTCTCGTATGCTTGGATAATTAAATCTTTTCCTAATTCTTTCAGCATAGCCCACATTATGTCTTTAGCTTGTTGAAAGGTAGGTGCTATATAAAATACATCCTTTGACTCGGACTGTATAGCGTTTATTAATAATAACCAAGCAGATAGGTAGGATTTTCCGAATCGCCTGCCCGCAGCGACTATCTTAAATCTTTTATTCGATTGGAATATTTGCAGTTGTGCAGGGTGTAAATTAATGTCTAGTTCAGCCAAACTTTTTTGCCATTGGAGTTGAGTCAATATTGACGATTACTTCATCATCAGACTTTTCCACAGGTTCAACAAGTTCGCCCTCTGGAATCACATCTAACTGTTGTTGTATGTTATCCAGAGAGGAAACATTAATTATGACTTGAGCATCTGCTTTTGTGCGTGTTGAGTCAACAGCTTTGTGGACAGGAAGGATTCTATCTAAACACATCTTCAAACAATGGACATCTCCATCCATAGCTTTCTCAATTACCTTTTGTACTATCTCTGGAGATTTGTTCGACATTAACTCTCGTGCCAAAACAGTATACTTGTTTACAGAACCTTTAGGTCTGCCTACACCATCTGGTGCTTTCATACCCTTGTGAAAGTTAGGGTTTCCTGCTTTTCTTTTAGATTCTGCCATAAGGCTCAGATTAGAGTTGTCTTGTGGGTATTATAACACAACTTAATTTTGAAATTCTGTTTTTTGTGTATTGGAGGTAATATATATGTGTAGGTACATAGCGTGAGCCTCCCCCTAGGGGTAGATACGATAGTACGGAAAGTAAAGCAGTAAGCTGTTATGCTGAGCTTGTCGAAGCATACAAATAATACCTAGACCTAAGCGATAGCTTAGCTAGGACAAGGCTCTTGCATTTAGCGAAGGGCTGGAGATAAGGCTGGAAATAACAGAACCCCTATACAGTTCAGCTTATTCTAGGCTTATCCTAGCCCGAGCTGAGCCGACTCTTAGGCGAATCCTTTACGCTCTTGCGACACTTAGCGACAACGGAGCATAGTGTCGCCCATTTCTGAGAGCAAAGTAAATGTGAGAGGGATAGAGAATCTTTCCTAATTTACTGACCACGAAAGAGCAGTACAAAAATATAATTCAATTATTAAACAATTAATTATTATGCTTCTTGGCGACTGCTTAAAAGCTAAGTAAGATTTTAGCTGATAAACCCGAATATAGTCAATAGCCACAAACAAAAAAAACCCCCTTAAAAAAGAGGGCTTTGGAAAGGTTGCGAACCCGAAGCGGAGCGTAGGATCTAAGCGACCTTTTCGACCTCCTCTTTTTGGAGTGATTCAAGAAATGCTATACTTTGATTTGCTTTCGCTGACGCTTTGAATATCATTTGCTTATCATCCTTGAGAGCCTGTAACCATCCTTTTAAATATTTAGTATGGTCATCATTTACTTCTGCGGGTTCAATTCCAAAATGAACCGACTGGAAACAAGCACCCAGTTCAGCGACCAACTCTTCAAAAGCATAATCAGTTCTTGACGCTCTCGCTTTGAGTCTGTCGCATCTTAAAGAATGACCAGTCCAATGAGTAAGTTCATGAAACAAAGTACCGTAAAAATTTTGCATTGCGGTTGCGTCATCTGTTTTAAAGAATGCTTCCATTGGTGGCATACCAATTACATCTTTATTAGGATTATAAAAAGCTGAGATATTTTCATAATCAATAACTGCATTTGTTTTTTCAATCCATGCGTTAGCTTCGGCATGAGAAAAAGTTTTACCGCCTGTTTTAACTTCCATTTTGTAGCCCTCAATTTGAGATTCATTAAAGACTGTGTAAACTCTCATCATTGGATATTTTAAAGGCTCGCCTTTTTCATCAACTTTAGTTTTGGATTTATTGATTTTAAAATAAATAATTTGAGTACCTTTTTCGCCTTTCTTAATTTGCTTGTCCAGTCTTGACCACGCATTATATGTACCCCATTTTCCGCTTGGCTTCTCTTCACCTAAAAGAATAAAAAGGTTTACGCCTTGATACGCTTTCCCAGTTTCACAATTTACTGGCAGTTGAGATTCGCCCACCCATGAACGCAACCAATTAGTTCCGCATGTTTCCATTTTGTTTATAACATTATCTGTAACTTTGTTCATTAAGTCTTGAGTAATCATTTCAAATTTTCCTTATATAGTTAAAAGTTTTTTTGTTTGTTTCAGTTACTATTTTAGCACAGGTAAATATTAAATATATACTTTATTTATAAAATAAATTAAAATAATTTTTGGATTTTCGCACAACTTCTTGTCGATTATCTTTTGCTTTTCGCTCGATTGTTCCTGCTCTTTGGAACATTAAGAGCATAGATAAAGCCGACAGGCTTACCTTATTGCTTTTGCTTTTAGCTTTTACTGAGCGACTAGCGAATCCTTACTTAGCCCGAGCAAAGTGAGGGCAAAAAAATACCCGACTATTTTTGTCGGGTATTGGATTTAATATTTCATAATTACCCCCTATATAAAATCACCTCTTGACATACCAACATCAGAAAGATAGTCATCTTGTGTTGGGTTATCTTCTCGCAGTTGTTTCAACTCCTCTAAATATTCTTGCCTGTTTAATTCGGCAAGTTCGCTTTGGTCTGCGTCTTGCATTGACTCCCAGTTTTGAGGAATGTTTTTTTCCTCTGCTTTTTTTCTCAACAAATCTTGTTTAAGTTCTTCGATAGATTTGGTTACAAAATTAAATGACATTGACATTATAGTTTCCCCTTATAGTTTGTATAAATTTCCATGAACGCCTTAATAAAACTTTCATCAAACATGGCATGAGCATAAACAAGTTGTTCAAATTCTTTTTGTTCACCCTCAGTAGAAAAATTATTGATAGGATTGTTCCCAACTTCTGCCCATGTTTCCGTTGCTTCATTTTGTGCGTCAGATAGTGATGCAGTTTTTGACATTGGAATCCTAACATTAGTATTGTATGACATTTGTATTTCCTTTCTTAGTTAAACAGATTATATTATAGCATAAGTAAATAGGAAATGTACACTTATTTATATATTAATTTATGTTTCCTAAGAAGAAACTTTTTATACTGAGAGTATCAATTCAACGAACTCCCTTGTACCTATAGCTTTGTATGGCTAAAAATAAAGTAGGCTAGAATCGAAAGTTTGATAGCTTAAAATTGATTCAACTTTTTTTAGTAAATAAGTAGACAAGAACTATACACCTATGATATAATAAAACCAGTAACACCACAATATAATAACTGAGGAAATAAAATGGATAACAAAAGAGAAAGAATATTAGAAGCATTGAAAGATAGTAATGAACTTGCAACATCAAAACAACTTTGGGTAATAAATGATTTTTGTAATAGCAAAGGATTAGATTATTCTTTGCCACTTACTAAGTATCACGCTTGTATGATAATCAATTTAATCAAACAAGAAAATGATTTAAATATTACAAAAGAAATATTGCAAGAAACAGAAGCAGAATATAGGAGTAAGTTATGACACTTAATAGTATTGAAGAAATAGAATGGGTAGAACATATTCAAGAGGTAACTGGTTGGTCAGAGTCAGAGGTTGGGGAACAGATTAATGATGTTTGTATTGACCATGGATATCACCCCGATGATAACTATCAAGAAGCATTAGAACGATTAGTGCTTAACCTTAATGATAATGCTAGAGATTGGATGTTACCTAAGTATGTTAAAAAGTTTGAGAAAGAAATTAAAGAGATAGAAGAATGGAACAAAACACATTAATTTATAACTTTAATTTTAATGGGGTTGATGTTACTGTTAATCATCACCCCGAATATTTTCACAGTAGCGACCATGTTGAATGGCGAAGTGTTCCTTGTTCGATAACTGAAACAGGTTACTATTCAATGTGGTTGCCTGTTAATTCTACTGCTAATGATGTTAAGAATTTAATATTAGAAACAGTAGGCGACAAGCCAGTAACAGTTTATGTACCACCATTAGAACAACAAGATTTATTTAGTTGACAAATGTGTAGAGGTATGATATACTGGAACTAAGTTTAACTAAGAAAGGATGAAGCTATATGTATAAAGTAATTAATCACCAAACAAAAGATGGATGGCGTTGTGCCTTACAGATAAGCAAGGGTAGAAAGTGGAGTCATGTTGTATACTACGAACACCCTATCAGAGTAAAGAAGATACTTAACACAACACCAGTTATACATCTTGAGCAGTACGACAATCCAAAAGGAATGAGGTACGCAGTTAAGACAGTACATAAGATGGCAAAGGATTACTACAGAAAGGAAAAGAATATTCCTAAGTCAGTTAAAAAAGTGTATAATAATTATTAACAACTAAACCCAAAGGAGGGTATTATGGCAACAAGTAAGATAAGAAACATCCAGTCTATTATGCAACAAGCACATGGCATGATGGACACAGTAAAAAAGAACAGTAAAAATCCGTTCTTCAAATCTAACTATGCAGATATTAATACTGTATTAGAAACCATCAATCCTGTTTGTGATTCGTTAGGGCTTGTAGTATTTCAAGCACCACAAATCATAGATGGCAATGATGTACTTTACACAAGGATATCTTTAGCAGATAACCCAAGTGAGTTTGTTGAGGGGCAGATGAGATTGTTGTTACCTAGTGCAGACATGCAAAAGCTAGGCTCAGCAGTAACATACGCAAGAAGATACTCACTTGTAACTATGTTTAATCTTGAGCAAGAAGATGATGATGGGCAGTCAGCTAGTAAACATCCAACTGCTACACAAAAAAGAAACTTGCAAATCAACAAGGCTATGGATGAGTTAGTGAAAGCACAAAAAGAAAAAGATACTGATACTGCAAAACAAATTTTCGACTGGGCTCAAGCTAATGGTCATATACAAGTAGCAGATAAATACATTAAATTATTTGAGGAGTAATCATGGGTAATATAATTATAGATATGCCAAACAAAAAACTACAATCAGTCTTTGAGCAAGAGTTT